CAAGATTCAAATGAATCTCTTACTTCTTATAACAGATCAAGATATGAAGGTGTTAAAATAAGTAGTTTATTATACAGTAACTATACTAGTGCTTCCTCTACCTATGCTGGTGATAATTCATATGGTAAAACAGCAACGATTGATAAAAATGTAAGAAAAATAGGATTATTTACAGACATAATAGAATCAGTATTCTTGCCTGGTAGAAATAAAGCTAGTTTAAAATATCTTGTAGATGAATATGGTGGGTTGACAGAATTAAACCAACGTAATAAACATTGGGAAGAAGTACAACGAACATTTATTGCAGGTGATTATCTAAATGTATCTCAATTTGATAATCAAAAATCAAGTAATCAAAAAACAACAGACGGTAATAAGATTATATTTGATAGTGGTTATTCATATAATCCTATATTATATTTTTCTACATGTAGTGTAGATCCTACATTATATTTTGAAAATTTAAGTGGAGCCAGTTCTTATCTAGCAACCGCCCTTAATTCAAGTTCTTCTCTATATATAAGTGGTTCACCTGTACTTGGATTTCCTTTAAGTGCAAGTTATGTTCCTAGTATTTTTAATGTAGTACAAGAAGGAGCAGCTTATTTTAAATCTGGTGATTTTACTTCACACCCTTCATATTCGGTACAAGAATTTGGAAATCATAAAATACAAGCATCTTTTGATCTTTCATTAGAATTATCCGGAAGTAGTCAAAGTGCTACTTGGTCTTTACAAGTGTTTAAAAATGGATCTACATTATTATATGAATCTGAACAAGTATTTTACACTGCTGCCCCTCCGGGAACTGCAGGTTCATTAACAGCTTCAATAAACACCAGTACATATTCTAAATATAGTGTTTATTTCTCAGCAATAACAGCAGCTACTCTTGAAGTTAGTGGTAGTGTCCCTACTAGCAATGAACAGTCTAGTATTGGACCCTTAGGAATAACAGTTCCAACATCATTAGGAGTAGAGATTAAAAAAATGAATAATGGTGGGCTTCTTGTAGATCCTTTAGTAGTAGAAATAAAAGTTAACGGTACTACTAAATCGGGAACTTATAGTAGACCAGCAGATGATACTATACCTTCTTATGTTAATATAATAGGAGGAGGAGGAATTGACTATATAACAATCCAACCAGGTGATAATATAGAAGTATTAATATTAGAAGCATAATTATGGCATCCGAAACAAAAACATTTAGTATAAATCAAGCATCTGTTCCTTTAGAAAAAGGAGATACACTAACATTTAAATTTGTAGTAAAAAATACATCTACTAATAATTTTACTGCATCTCTATCAGCAGGGTCATTAAATGTATCTTCATTATCTGTAGCTACAGGGTATGCTTCCCTTAATTGTCCCTACTTTAATTCAGCTTCGCTTTCAAGTTCTGCTGAAAATACTTTATACAGTGATGAAATTGTATTTGGTTCTGGTATAAGTAATTTTCATGATAGAAATTATTTATTTGTTCCTAATCCTCTTACAGGATCCTTAAATAGTTTATATTCAACCTATGGAGATGTAGATTATAAATTTGTTATTAAACCATATGATATAGTATTGACTTATTTATCTGATGGTACTTATGTTGAATCTAGCATAACACGTGTTTTTATTGATGGTAATAACTTATTAAGATTAAAATTAACTTCTCCTTTATCTACATTATATCGTAATAATTTAATGTCTGGCTCTTTTCAGAGATTTTTATTACTTTCCAGATTAGAAGATGAAAACAATGCTTTTTTAACCTTTAGAAAACGTGAAGGTGCCACATCGTATGGATTTTTAATTCCTCAAAACATAGCACCTGATGTACTAGATAATATAGATACTATTACTAAAGAGGTAAAATTAAAACTCCTATCAGATCAATCAGCAATAACAATAAATACTTTTTAAAAAATTTATAACTTAATATATTTATATCATATACAATAGAAACTTATGGCAATTTTAAATCCTACAACAATAACTGTAGACGCAATATTAACCACAAAAGGTCGCGAATTATTAGCTCGAAATGATGGGTCTTTTCAAATAACACAGTTTGCATTAGCAGATGATGAAATTGATTATACATTATATAATCCAACACATCCTTCTGGTTCTGCATTTTATGGTCAAGCAATTGAAAATACTCCTGTATTAGAAGCATTTCCTGAAGATTCACAAACGATGCGTTATAAACTAGTAACATTACCTCGTGGTACTTCACGTTTACCTGTTATTAATATAGGATATACTAGTGTTACTCTTAAACAAGGGGCTTCATTAACTATCACTCCACAAACTCTTAATTATTTAGGAGCCACAAGTACATTTGAATCAAACGGATATATAGCTACAATTGCTGATTCTCGTTTAGTATCTACCTTTAGTGGTACTGGTATAACAACTACTACTCCTATTTCAGGACTAAATACAACTACAGGTACTGTACTATCAGTAACACAAGTTGGAACTTCATTTACATTAACAGGAACAACTATTAATACATTATTTGGATCTACTTTGTCTACCCTAACAACTACACTTACCGTGATTGGTAGAGACAGTGGTGCTAGAATTACTATACCTTTGAATATTCAAAAAGTATCAACAAACTAATATAAACTATGTCATTTTCAAGATATAATACAGAAGATCAAGTAATAAGTTCAGAAACCGTAGTACGGGGGTTATGGAGTGGTGATCAATATCAATTAGCACCTCCCTTTACTACTCAAAGTAATGCTACTGAATATTACATAGATGTATATGACTCAACCCCGGCAGTACAATTTAGTATTCAATATGGTAATTTATATGGATCTGGATCTATTGCAATAAATGCTTTAGTTACTGGTAGTTCTCCATCTCGTATTGTGTATGGACAATATAGAAATTTAGTATATGGCACTGAAAACACTAATTTTTCATTTAATAATTCTGTAACAGCAAGTAGTATTTATGTAATTAATGTTGCTCGCTCACGTTATAAAGAAAGTTTACTTCCTGGCTCTTTTGAATTAAAGCTATCAGCAGCATCAGGAATTACATTAATAGATGATAGTACAACTACTAATTTATCTCGTTTTCTTGGTGAAAATAGGTATTATAATGTAATTAGTGGTAGTATAGCTAGTGGTTCTTTTAGTACAGCTACAAATTATGGTTTTTTCTTTCCGGATTTAGGAGTAATAATTTTAGATTCTGGAAGTCTATCAGGCAAAATAGCAGCTCCTGGAGTATCATATAATGCAAGTAAATTATATGATTCTATTATAGCTGGAGGTAGTTTTAAATTAAAATCATCTGAAACTGTATCATCAACATATTTCTTTACTCGTGTAAAAAATAGTGAATTTAATTATACTACTAACCCATCTATTATAGATGATAATGGTAATTTATTATATACAACATTAATTAATAGTCCTCAAACGTTTCCAACAACTGTAGGATTATATAATGATAATAATGAATTATTAGCAGTAGCTAAAATGAGTAGACCTCTAACAAAAGATTTTACTAAAGAAGCATTAATAAGAATTAAGATAGATTACTAATATGTATGGCATCATTCAAAAAGTTAAGCAAATCAGACGTTACATTTGTACCTTACTATGCTAATAAGCAATGGACTATTTCTATTGATTGCTTTCCAACATCTAATGAATATTTAACCATATATAAAGGAACTAATTTTACTGGTAGTTTTTCCTCAGGCAGCGATCCAAAAAGTGAAGGACAATATGAGCGTTTATTGTATAGTCAAATAAATCAACTATTCTATCAAAAGTATACAACTTTATTAAATACATCTTCACTAGTTAATTCAATTTATTACGAATCAGCTTCACAACAAAGACCTACACAATCATATTTTATATATAATGATAGTGCTAGATTAGTTGAAAACTTCCCTACAGGCGCTATGGAAGGTATTCGAGTATTAGCAATTAATCAAGGTGTATTTGGTGATAAAATATTACCAAACACATTTATATTATCTTCTTCTGCTTATAGAGTAGTAGATGATGGATATGGTAATCTATATGATTCACAATCTAGTAATACTCATATAGGAAATATATTTTATGCTCATGGATTAGGAATAATTACTAATCAGGATTATCAATTAATGTTTCCTACATCATCTGATGATTGTCTCCCTACTACTACAACAACTAGTACAACCACAACATCAACAACTGCGCCACCAACAACTACAACAACTACAACAACAACTGCAGCTCCAACTACTACTACTAGTACTACAACTAGTACAACTACGGCACCAACAACTACTAGCACAACAACTAGTACAACTACGGCACCAACAACTACTAGTACAACAACTACTACTACCACGGCTGCACCTACAACGACAACTAGTACAACAACAACGACTACAACTGCGGAGCCTACTACTACAACCACAACAACAACTACATCAACAACTACTAGCACTACAACGGAGGCTCCTGAAACAATAACAATTACGGCATGTGCCGGTGTTCAAGCTAATGGCTCAGGCAATGTTGTAGCATATGCGTATGCTAGTGCTCCTGTAGATACTAACGTTACAGTTGATCTTACTTGGACAGCTGCTGATACAAGTACTATTAGTGGAACTGCTACAATACTAGCAGGAGAAACATGTGGAACAATAACATTAACAGGGGCTGATCCTAATGAGACTGGATCTAATTTGGAAATTACATCAATCACCCCAGGAACGTTTGGTAATCAAACGTATGTTGAAGGTACAGAAACCTTATCTTCATCTTGCATAACATGTCCTATACCGTAAATAAATAAAAATTTGTTATGAAAAATTTGCATTACATTTGTGTTCAACCAAGAATACTTTATTATGCTTGGCAAGTTGAAGTTATGATTAATAACTTTGTTAAGCATGGGGTTAGTGGTAATGACATTGATATTTTAGTTGCTTGGAATCCTAATGATTTAACCTCAACTCCTGAAAATATAGAGATGTGGGATAAGTTAGTTAATAAGTATAATTATGTTCGTTTTTTCTTCTATCAAGATACTAGAGAGGATATGTCTTATATTCCATCAATTTATTTTAATATATTAAAACAACATATTCAAGCATACCCTGAATTATCTACTCAATCCCTATTTTTACATGATTCAGATATATTATTTACTAAACCAGTAGATTTTAGTTTTGCTTTGAATGATAATATATGGTATTTAAGTGATACCGTAGGTTATATAGGTACACAATATATTTTAACTAAAGGAGAGGATATTTATAGAGGTATGTGCAATCAAATAGGAATAGATCCTTTAATACCTAAACTACTCAACTCTAATTCAGGGGGGGCTCAACATATTGTTAAAAATTCTACTTATGAATATTGGGATAAAGTAGAAAAAGACTCTATAAAATTATATAAATGGTTTTGTGAACAAGAACCATTATGGAAAGGTGAAGGATACCCAATACAAAAATGGACAGCAGGAATGTGGTCATTATTATGGAATGCTTGGTTATTTGAACATGAAACTAAAGTAGACAAACGATTAGATTTTTGTTGGGCAACTGATCCTATTTCTAAATGGGATGAAGTTTGTATATTCCATAATGCTGGTGTAACTGAGCATGGTAGATTATTTATGAAAGGAAATTATACTAATTCATTACCTTATAATATAGAAAATACATTTGATTCCAATTTCTGCTCATATAATTATGTTAATGAAATAATAGAAACAACTCAAAAATCATGTCTACTATAAATCTCCCTAAAGTATCCTGCATATGTCCTACATTTTCTAGAGCATATCTTCTAGAAGAAGCTCTTGAATCTTTTTTGAAACAAGACTATCAAGGAGAAAAAGAATTAATAATATATAATGATTTCTCCCAACAAGAATTTATATTTGAACACCCAGAAGTAAAAATAATTAATTCCTCAGAAAGATCTCCTAATCTTGGACATAAATGGAATACAACTTATAAATATGCTACTGGAGAATATCTATTAACATGGGGAGATGATGACATTTATCTACCAGGTAGAATAAGTAGAATGGTTAATAATTTAAATCAATCTGATTTTGTATATGAAGGTCCATTCTATATATTATATGGAGATGTTCTTTACAAAAAGACAGATCAAACTCAAGGAGCAAATATAGTTTCAAGAAAATTATTTGATGCTGTAGGAGGAATACCAGAAAAAAATACAGGAGAAGATGCTGCTTTTAATAATAGAATAGCAGAATATTTACATAAATCTCTTGATGTTTGTAAAGATGAACCACAATTTTTATATAGGTGGTCATCACCAAGAAACCATATATCTCAATTTGGAGAAGATAAAGAAGGTGAGACTACTAGCTATCAAAAAATGTTAGAAGCAGCAAATATATACATTGAATCTGGCAAAGAACCTAAGGGTGTTTATCATTTAAATCCTCATTGGAAGTTAAATTGGATAGAAGAAGTAAAAACTGCTATTATAGAACCCTAACTAAAAATATGACTTATATTCACCCTACAGCTCTAATTGAACCTAATGTAATAATCGAAGAAGATGTTTACATTGGACCTTATTGTATAATAGGATTTCCACCTGAATGGAAAAAAAGAGAAGAAGAAGGAAAGGGTGTAATAATTAAAAAAGGGACTAGATTAACTGGATTTGTAACAATAGATGCTGGAGCAGAAAGAAGAACAGAAATAGGTGAAAATTGTTATATAATGAAATATGGTTATATTGCTCATGATTGTGTAATAGAAAATAATGTAACAATGAGTGCTGGTTCAAAACTAGCAGGTTTCTGTCACATTTCTGAAAATGTAAATTTAGGAATGGGGGTAGCTATTCATCAAAAATCAACAATACCCCCAGGGGTAATGATAGGAATGAATGGAGTAGTAACTAAACAAAGTAAATTATTACCTAATCAAAAATATGCAGGTATACCTGTTAAACATATAGGAAGCAATGAAAGACATTAAAATTTTCTAATATTTATATCCATGCCAGCAATAACATATACAGGATCATTTTCAGTTTCATTTAAAAATGAACAACCAATATACGAACATGAGGTTCGTTGTTTGGTAAAGGAAAGTGATTTTAATTTATCTTACAATCCAACACTAGTAACTAATTACGCTAGTGGATCTGTAAAAGATTTTGCTACTGGCTCTGATTTTTACACCTATGCTACTGCGTTAGGATTATATAATGATAATAATGAATTATTAGCTGTTGCTAAATTTGGTAAACCAATGTTAATGTCACCTGATACAGATATGACGTTTGTTGTTAAATACGATACATAATGATTAAATTATTAGACTTAATAGAAGCTAAACAAGTAGGTATATTATATCATTTTACAAATAGTTCTTTTATTAATAGTATAAAAGAAAAAGGTATAAAATTTGAACCTGATAACTCAGGACTTTATCCAAATCAATTTTATATTGCTGCTACTAGAGATAAAAGTGGAAAAGGTTTATTTAAATATTTAGATTATAAAGATTTAAATGTTAGGATTACATTAGATGGAAATAAAATATCTGAAAGATATAAAATTGAACCAATTAATGTAGAGAATATATGGAATAAAGATGAGTTTGAAGAAGAAGGAACACCTATTATTTCTAAATTTACTGAATTTTTTGAAGAAAGAATATTATCTAATAGAGAAGGTTACTTAGATCCTAAATATTTCATTAATATTGAAAGTGTTTAAATAAATTTTATGAATAATTGGTTATGGCATCTCGATGACGGAAGTTTAGATGAATTTCCTGAAGAACACACTGAAGGTTATTATGGTTTTACTTATATAATTACTAATTTGGAAACAAATAAATTTTATATAGGTAAAAAAGCATTCTTACATAATAAAAAGAAAAAACTCACTAAAAAAGAAATTGCTGAACATACAGGTGTTGGTCGTAAACCAACAACCCGAGTTGATAAAGTAGATAGTGGGTGGAAATCATATTATGGTTCATCTAAAGAACTATTAGCTGATGTTAAATTATTAGGTGAAGATAAGTTTCAACGTGTTATATTAAATTTTGCTAAAAATAAAAAACAACTTACATTTCTTGAATTAAGAGAACAAATAGTACATAATGTATTGTTTATTGATAATAGTTACAACGACAATATAGCAGGTAAGTACTTTCGCAAAGATTTTGCTTAGGCAAAATTATTTCATATATTGAGAGTATGGATAATACAGCTCTACTATTCTTAATTGAATCAGTACTAGGTAAAGGACAATCAACAAGTAAAGGCAATTATGCTTTTAAGTGTCCATTCTGTACACATCATAAACTAAAATTAGAAATTAATTTACGTACAACAGCTAAACGTGAAAATTTTTGGCATTGTTGGATTTGTAGTGCTAAGGGTAAAACATTACTTTCATTATTTAAAAAGATGAAAGCCCCAGATAATAAAATAGGAGAACTTAACATCCTAATAATCCCAGATAATACTAAAAATATTGAATTAGGTGCTGTACAATTACCTAAAGAATTTATTTCATTAATTGATATAACTAAATTAGATAAAATATTACAAATTGAAGTAAAGCACGTTTTGAAATTTCTTAAGTCACGTGGTTTAACTCAAGACGATATAATTAAATACAATATTGGTTTTTGTAAAGATGGTAAATATGGAGGTCGTGTTATTATCCCTTCATATGATAATGATAAAAAATTAAATTATTTTATAGCTAGAGATTATAAAGGTGAAACACCTCAAAAATACAAAAATCCACCAGTGGCGGCTAAAGACGTTATTGGTTTTGAACTATATATAAATTGGGATGCACCAATCATACTTGTTGAAGGTATGTTTGATGCATTAACAATTAAACGTAATGTTATTCCTTTATTTGGAAAGGTAATACATGGTAAATTAATGGAAAAATTAGTTAAATCTTCTGTTGATAGAATTTATATTGCTTTGGATCAAGACGCTAGACGTGATGCTTTAAAACAAGCTGAAATGTTAATGTCATACGGTAAAGAAATATATTTGGTAGAAATGGAAGGTAAAGATGCTAATGAAATAGGTTTCGAAAATTTTTTAAACAATATTGAGCAAACACAACCACTGAATTTTCAGAGTTTGCTTGAAAAAAAATTACAATTATTATGATTATTGACAGAAATGTAAACATTATTAAAGACCCTAAAATTAAGCGTCTTGTAGAATATAGCGAAGGTGATAAACAAGTAAATGTTTTAGATAGTAGATTTTATAAACGCAACGATAAATATTACCCTTCAGTTACATCAGTATTAAATTATTTTCCTAAAAACCAATTTTTTCATGCTTGGCTTAAAGATGTAGGACATAATTCCGATATTATTGCTTCTAAAGCAGCAAACGAAGGTACACAAGTACATAATGCTATTGATCGTTATTTAAATGGAGAAGAAATTCAATGGATAGATGAATATGGTAAAGCACAATATTCACTTGATGTTTGGAGAATGATTCTTAAATTTGCCGATTTCTGGACAACACATAAACCCGAACTAATAGTAACTGAATATCATTTATTTTCAGATAATCATGAATACGCTGGTACAGCGGATTTAATTGTTAAAATTAATGGTAAAGTATGGTTACTTGATATTAAAACATCTAATTCACTTCATACATCTTATGGTTTACAATTAGCAGCATATGCTGTTGCCTGGAATGAAACCCATAATCAATTAGTTGAAGATACAGGAGTATTGTGGTTAAAAGCATCTACTCGTGGTGAAGGTAAAGGAGATACAATTCAAGGTAAAGGATGGCAATTAAAACAATATGGTGGAATTGCTACTAATTTTAAGATGTTCCAAAACATATATGAAATATACAAAATGGAAAATCCTGATTTTAAGCCTATGACTTTACTATTACCCACATCAGTAAAATTAAATTAAGATATTTATCTGTGTGAATCAACAATTAACCATAGTAATTCCTTGCAAAAATGAAGGTAAAGGAATAATTGATTTATTAAAAATAATATTATCTCAAATTGATTGTAAAATAATAATAGCGGATTCCTCAACTGAGGAATCTTCTATTTTGTTATTAAAAAAATATAAATCAATATATAAAAATATAGAAGTAATTGAAGGTGGATTACCTGCCATAGCCCGCAATAATGGAGCTAAATTAGTAACAACACCCTATATTTTATTTCTAGATGCTGATATTTTTCCAGAACAAAATACAATTAAAGGATGTATCAGACGTGCTATTAAGGGTAAATATGATCTAGTTACTTGCAAATATAAAACAGATAAAAAATATAACTGGCTATATAGAGTATTTGATCTGTTCCAGTGGTATAGTTCAAAAACAAAACCATTTGCTTTAGGTGGTTTTATGTTATTTAAAACAGAAACCTTTAATAATTTAAAAGGATTCAATGAAGAAGATAAAATTGCCGAGGATTATCACCTCAGTTCCAAAATTAAACCTAATCGTTTTAAAATCACAAACAATTACGTTTATACTTCAAGTAGAAGATTTGATAAAAAAGGTGTATGGTATATGATTGTGCTGGCTTGGAAATCATGGTTAAACAGAAATAATGATGAATTTTTTAAACAAGACTTTAATTATTGGGAATGAAAAATTACAAGGCAATAATAGTTTCTGATTTACATTTAGGTACTAAAGATTCTAAAGCTGAAGAGTTTTTAGAGTTTTTAGATAATCACCCCACTGATCTTTTAATATTAAACGGCGATATTATTGATGGTTGGGCTTTAAATAGAGGAAGCAAATGGAAAAAACAACATACTAAAGTATTAGGTAAAATATTGAAACTATCTAATAAAATACAAGTAATCTGGATTAGAGGTAACCATGATGAATTCTTACAAGAATTTATAGGTAATCATTTTGGTGGTATTGAATTTAGAGAAGATTATAAAATTGAATACGCAGAACATATTGAGTATGATAATTGGGAGAGAAAATGTTACTATGTTTTTCATGGTGATATAATTGATGTGTTTATAACAAAATATACATGGTTATCTAAAATTGGTGCTGTTGGATATGATATAGCATTAACTTTAAATCGTTGGTATAACAAATATCGTAAATGGCGTAAATTACCATATCAATCAATATCTCAAAAAATAAAAAATAGTGTTAAAACTGCTACTAATTATGTTAATGATTTTGAAACTACAGCATTAAAAATGGCAGAAAAGAAAGGGTGCGATGGGGTTATGTGTGGTCATATACATCAACCTGAAGATAGAATAATTAATGGTAAGAGGTATCTTAATAGTGGAGATTGGGTGGAAAATATGAGTGCTATACTTATTGATACACACGGAAAAATTCACATTTATAATAATTAAATTATGCACAAAATTGTAGATTTGTTATTTAATTTTAACACAGGTAAAAAAATTAACCTTGAAAGAGATATAGCATGGGGTTTTATTACGTTTTTTTTAATTTTTACTTTAATTAAATTAATTGCATAATTAAAATAATCAATATTTATAGGTAGCTTGGATTGTCCATGCTACCTATTTATGTTTAATTATGATCAAATTACTTAACCTAGCTAAGCAAATACTAAAAGAAGGTGGTAACGTATTCGGTACTACAGACTCAATTGAAAAAGATAATATTGAACCTACAATTGAAAAATTTGTAGAGCAATTATCCCAAGTATTCCCAGCTAAAGCATCAACATTTACTGCATTTGAAAAACTAGGTTCAGCAGGTAAAAAAGCAGTATCCGGTGATATTGATTTATCATACGATATTAAAAATATATTTCCTGGTGGTAAACCTGATTTTAAAGGTTGGGGTGTAGATGAAAATAAATACAACGAATTATTAGCTCAATTTACTAAGAAAGCTAGAACAGCATCTCCTGAAAAACTTCAATTACGCGCTATGATTGTGTTAATTGGGGATAAAATTAATGATACTTTACCTGATGTTGAAGTAGATCTTAAAGCATCAGGTGCCGGATCATTATTCTGCGCCATACCTCAGTATGGCCCTGATGGTGAACAAGTAGGTAAAGCCGTTCAGACTGACATTAATGTAGGTAATCCTGAATGGTTACGTTTTAGTTATTATTCCCAATCATATGAGGGAAATGTTAAAGGTTTGCATCGCACACAATTAATGTTGGCTTTATTCTCTAATAAAGGTAAATCATTTGGTCATACTACAGGTGTTGTTGATAAAGAAAGTGGTAAACAAGAAGCATCTAATCCTAAAGAAGCTATCGATTTATTAAATCAACTATATGGCTTTAATTTAACTCAAGATATTCTAGATGATTATTTTAAGTTAGAAGATTTTATGAGGAAAAATATATCTAAAGAAGAATATAATTCTATTATAGATAGATACCTTAAAATACTTGATTCAACTCGAGCAGATATACCAAATAATTTACAAAAATATTGGATTGAAAATCAAGACAGATTAGGATTAAAAGGTAAATTTTTACCGGATAATTCAAATTTAATTCCTTACCAAAAAGAAAAAGCCTAATGTCTGGAAGTGCCGGTGGAAATAGAATTACTAGAGCTTCTGTTGCTAAAACAGTAGATAATTATATCAACAGGATATTAAAGAAATTTCCTGCTTTTAAAAGTGCTAAAGTATCAGGCTCATATAATACAAGCGCTAAAGAAGACTTTGGTGATATTGATTTAATTGTTAATTTAGAAGCAACTGATAAGAAAAATATTAAAGTAGAATTAGCTAAATTCCTATCTGCTCTACCAGATAATATTATTGTTCCTTTTAAAAGTGAAAAATATAAAGGTAAAAAATATCTAAACACAGGAGAAATAATCACTATACTATATCCTATAGAAGGACAACCAGGTGAATATGTTCAAATAGATAATATTGTTTCTATTAGTGATGATGAAGCTGAATTTAAAAAAGAATTTTTAGATTATCCTGCTGAAATACAAGGATTATTATTAGGATTATCTAAAGTAATATGTTTGGAAGAAGATCCTAAAGCAATATTTGCTCGTATGGGTATTAAAAATATACCTGAACTTGAAGCGAATCAAGAATACGAATTCAATTTATCAAGCGCCGGATTAACACTACGTATCGTAACATTAGATAATTTTAAAGAAGTTGACCGCACTGAAGTATGGAAAACTAGTAATTGGTCCAATATCAAGCGGTTATTTACCAACTACAAAATAGATGGTAGCTTTGAAGATCTATTAAATGATATATCATCTAAGACAAAAAACATACGCTCAAAAAATCGCATTAAAGGTATTTTTAATTCGATGGTGTCTATTAAAAGTGGTGAAGTAGGTACACCTAAAGGCGATAATAAACAAAAATCATTAGATAAAGTGAATAACACATTAACTGAAACTAATTTAGGTAGGTATCTCGCCTCATTATTATTAGAGCAAGACCAACCAACAATAGCCCTATACCCAGGTAAATTCAAACCTCCACATAAAGGTCATTTTGAAGTAGTAAAGAAATTACTACAGAATGCTGATCAAGTAGTTGTTTTAATTTCTCCTAAAACACATGAAGGTATTACTGCAGATGAAAGTGCTGCTATATGGGAATTATATAAGCAAAAATTAGATGGTAACGTTGAAGTAAGAATATCTGGTATTACTCCTGTTAAAGATGTATATGATTTTGTAGAAAATAATCCTGAGTTGACAGTATATGCTGCTTATGGTAAAGGTGATGAGGGTAGATATGAGAGATTAAAGAAATACCCTAACGCTAAAATATTCAATGCTGGGTCAGTAACTGAAGATGGTGAAGATATAAGTGCTACTAATCTTAGAAAAGCAATACGTGATGAAAATGAAGGTGATATAAGAAAATATTTACCTGATGGAATTGAAGTAAATGACTTTTTAAGAGCCATAGGTAAAGAAACAAAAGAAGAACCACAACCTACACCTGCTCCTACCGCTCCTGTAGCCCCAGTAACTGAGAGGAAATATCAGAATCAAGATGATATGTTTGCTGATTATGTTTTATCTAGAGAGGCAGATGTTGAAGATACCGCTCAAGCATTCAATATACCAATCCCAGACGTAAGATATGCTTTTACAGTAGGTAATATGGTAGTAATGTCTGACGATATGTGGGATAAGTTAGAAAATAAAAATCATGAAGACGAAAATAGTGAAATTAGTGGTCCTCCTATGATTTTAAATTATGATCAAGATAGATATTATTTAACATATGGTAGTCGTATATTAGCTGATTATAAAAAATTAAATAAAATACCTAAAGTATTGTTGGGTGTTTTAGATTTAAAAGGTCCTAAACCTTGGCCTTTAAAAGAATACTCTCAAGGCACCATTAATGATCTAGTAACTAAATTTAAACAAGAAAAACCTAATTTAGGAGCAGATATTATCAAAGCATATATTAATCGTTTTGATCAAATTAAAAGCAAACCAGAAGTAGCTAATAAAGATATCACAACATATAGTTGGAAAGAATTAGAAACTATAGTTGATGCTAATCAACCTAAGCGTATTAAGGCAGGTAAAATAAATGATGGTGAACCTAGCAAAGATGCTAATCTAGTCTATAACCAAAATGGATTAAGAATATATGTTGGTAAAACTAAAAATGCCTGTATTAAATACGGTAATGGATACTCATTCTGCATCTCAGCTCGTGGAGAAGATAATTTATATCATGATTATAGAATAGAAAATAATGGAACACCATACTTTGTGTTTGATGATACAAAATCATCTGAACAAGATGAAAATGGAAAATTTATAGATCCAACTCATTTGTTAGTAGTATTTATACATGAATATCCTGAATTAGCCGATGACTATAATGATGATGAAGAAACCAATTACATCAGATATAATGAACCTAAAGTATATTACACTGTAACTACTGCAGACAATCAAGGAGAAGAAGAATATGGGGCTTTTGAAGATGACAGTAAAGTATTTGACCCAGTAGTGGGTGATTATCCTGAACTTAAAGGGCTAAAAGATGTATTTAAGCCTATAAAAATAGATCCAAAAGAAAAAGCAGAATATAATCTTGAGAGAAAATATAATGATAAATTTGATAAAATTTATAATAGATATGGCAGTCAGTGGAGAGGTGATCATATTTATAATAATTATAATTTTTCCGGCATTATACAGGCTAATAAACTTATTGATGAATTTATAAATAATAAAATAGAATCATATAATTTTATTGGAATTCTTAAAACTGAAGCGGTTAATGACTATCGTACTGAATCAATAAGACAATCTAGAATTGTAAAAACAGGAAGTCAAACAAGTTTAGAACATCAAAAGAAAAAATTTATAGAACAAATAATTATACCTCAGTATAATGGATCTGATAAGAACCATAATATTGAAGATGATTGGATTATAAAGTATCAAAAGGAAGATTTTTCAAATCCTATGTATAAAGATTATTTTAAAGATATTAAACAATTAGTTGACGAATATAGAAATGAATTATCTAAACTAAGATTAATGAAAGAAGGTTTAGAACGTAAAACCAAATTAACTGAAAGCGAAACTGGTACTATAGGTGAATTTGTAAAGTATGCAATCAAAAACTTGGAAATACAAAAACCTCCACGTAACTTAACCTTCTCATACGATAATGCGGCTGCTAAGGAGAAAAGGAGTTTTGGTTATTTTGATCCGAATGCTAATAAGATATGGGTGTACTGCGGGAATAGAAATATGGCTGATATATTAAGAACATTAGCACATGAATTAGTACATCGTAAGCAAGACGAAGACGGACGTATTAATTACGAAAGCGGAAAAACAGGAAGTGAAATAGAAAACGAAGCAAATGCTCAAGCAGGAGTCTTATTAAGAGATTTCGGCAAACAACACGAAGAAATATATCAATAAGTTATGGAGCAGCACATCATGTTCTTTAAATATTTTACATATTTATTGATATGATAGGAATATATAAAATAATAAATCCAAATAATAAAGTTTATATTGGTCAATCTACAAATATAGAAAGAAGATTTAAACAATATAAAAGTTTAGATTGTAAACGTCAACCTAAAATATATAATTCATTTTTAAAATATAATGTTGATAACCATCAATTTGAAATAATAGAAGAATGTACTATAGAGCAACTTAATGAACGTGAAGTTTATTGGAAACAACATTACAATGCTATCAATGACGGTTTAAATTGTGAATTATTTGATAATAGTGAAGGCCCTAAATCTGAAGAAACAAAGCAAAAATTAAAAAAACCTAAACCTGAAGGATTTGGCGAACGAGTAAGTAAAAGTAAAATAGGTCATGTTTGTTATCAAAACAGTGAACGAGGAGAAAAAATTAGTAAAACATCTAAAGGTAAACCTAAACCTGAAGGGTTTGGAAAAGAACAAAGTATACGCCTTAAAGGAATATCTCGATCTGAAGAGACTAAATTAAAAATGAAAAAACGTTATAAAGCCTACAAAAAAAGAGTAGGAAAACCTAGAGGAAAATATAAAAAAACACAGTTATGGGAAACGAATCAAAACTTATAAAAGATTGGAAGGAAAAGGATGTGCAACGAATGCGCAATATCATTACTAAAGACTATACAGCCAAAACAACTACTCAAATCGGTTATTCTAAAGCTCAAATTGACCATAAAGAGGGTGATATATGGGATGAGAATGGTAAACAATGGACCATTAAAAACGGCATTAAACAAACGGTTACGCGCTTCGATAAATTAAAAGAATCTATCCATCTACCATTAATCTGCCCCAAATGTAGTAAAGCAATGCGTGGTGATAGATTAAATAAAAAAATGTGGCCTATCCATAAAATGTGTTTTGATTGTGTTATATCAATGGAAACCCAACTTAAAACTACAGGCCATTATGAAGAATACGCCCGTGGTTTAATAACAGGTGGTGTTAAAGCTCATATTAAAGATTTAGAAGATGTTATGTTAGAGTTAGCATTAAACGATAATAATGAAAGTTTCATTACTGAAGCTGGTGATATTGAGAAATGGGCTGGTAAGGGTGTAGATAAGCAAAAAATCACCACAGAACTACAAGAATACATACAGAAACTCAAAGAACATATTGAGTCTTGATATTTATAGGTAATGATTTACTAATCGAATCAATCTATTAAATACGATGGAGAATAGCAACTTATGGACAGTGTTAATCACTGCAATAACGGTTTTGGGAAGTACATCAGCTTTTCGCTATTATGAAAAAAGGGCACTACATAAAGAAAGGGATGATGATTTTATTCGTCATGATTGCAAAGATCGTATTTCTAAACTAGAAGCACTACTTGAAGAATCATCTCGAGAAAAAGATGACTTACGAAATTTAATTTTAAAGTTAACATCTGAAGTAGCTGAGTTACGTACTAAGGTTGAATTTCTTTCTAATGAAAATGGTAAATTAAAAAACCTAAACTAATGTATAGTCTACTCGAATTACTTAAACTCCAAGAAGGTAAAATAGAATATCCCTCAGACCATAAACCAGGTATGCGTGTAACCAAAGGTGGTTCAATGTGTGCTAACTGTGAGTATTGGACTGAAAAGGGTAATTTATGTAATAACAAATATTGGCTACAGTGGCATAATGGTGATGCTAAAATTCCCGCTCCTGCAGATGAGTATTGTTGTAATTGGTGGCACGCAAAATAAACAATATGATTAAATTATTAGAATTATTATCTGAAAAATCCCCATGTTGGAAAGGTTATAAGCAAATAGGAATGAAAGATAAAGATGGTAGACAAGTACCTAACTGTGTTCCTATTAATGAAGATATTATAGATGGAGAGATTGAATGTGAAAAGTGTGGTTGGAAATGGAAATTAGCAGATGGAGGACAAGAACCTTATCTTTGTCATAAGTGTGATCACGACAATAGTAATCAAATAAATGAGTATGATGTTGAAAGTGAAGAAGATATAAAAGAATTTATTGAATTCATGCGTGAATATCAACAACAATTAAATGAAGCTACTTGTGATTGTTTGTTAGAAGCTAAATATCAAGGTCGTACGGTTCCATTAGGTAAACCGATGAGAGGTGATAGTAAAAAATTTAAGGTATATGTTAAAAATCCCAAAACAGGCAAAGTTGTAAAAGTAAACTTTGGTGCTAAAGGAATGAATATAAAGAAAAATAATCCCGTAAGGCGTAAAGCCTTTAGAGCAAGACACAATTGTATTAACCCAGGACCACGTACTAAAGCAAGATATTGGAGCTGCCGTAAATGGTAAAAATAAGAATATGAAAGCAATAGATAAATTTATATTACATGTAGTCCATAATTTATTTCCTTTAAATGAATATTCTCAAGGAATATTAAATACAATCATGCAACATTATCGTGATGAAGCTGATGATTTAAATATTTCTATTACTGATGATCAATTAAAAAAATATATTGAACGTTTTGATCGAATAAAATCAGGAATAATTAAAAAGGGGGGAACTGATTTAGTAAAAATAGGAGCTGGTGGTAAAGCTGAAGTTATAGTTTCTTTATCTAAACTGATTCGTATAATTACTTCTTCTAAAGGTGCTGAAGAAGCTCCTGAAGAAGCTGATATTACACCTGATGTTGTTTATAACCAAGATGGTTTAATTATATATAATGGTTCTAAAGAGGATAATTGTTTAAACTATGGTAGAGGTGAAAGCTGGTGTATAACAAGAGGATCATTTGGTAATTATCGTTACGATACTAATAGAAAAAATCCAACATTTTATTTAGTAAAAGATAATAATTTATCTGATAGTGATCGTAAAAGCTTTTTTGTTGTTGTAGTAGGTAGTGATAATACCTATAAAGCATCAGATAGATCAAATAACGATGTTGGTGGTAGAGCTACTGAGTGGGATAGATGGGAACCCTGGTCATTTGTTGAACAAAACTTCCCATCAATTACAGGATTAAAAAATGTATTTAAATATATCCCCTTATCATCATCAGAAAAATTAAATCAATCGTATAAAAATAATCCTACTAGTATTAGGGATTTTATAAAATTTCCTTATTCTGTTAAAGAACAATATTTAGTTGTTAGAAAAGGTAAAGAACTATTTACAGATATTAGCACAGACCAATTTGTTGAAAAATATCTTTCAAAATATCCTCAATTAGCTTCGTTTATTTCAACTAACTATGGTATTATACCTAGTGAAATTTTAGTAAAACATTTAGATAAATTTTCTAATCAAGATACAAGGTCTATTATAGCTAATATGAGGGATAAAATTAAATCTTCCCTTTTATCATCTGAAACCATTCCATTTGAAGTTAAAAAATTCTTAGTAAAATTTGATAAATGGTCTTTAGATCCAAGTGAACGTTTGTATGTTACTAAAGATGGTAATGCTATTGTAAAATTAATAATGGAAGAGGATATTAAATTAGGTGTATATACCGAAGAAGATGACTATCCAAATGTTAAATTAAATAAACGTACATCAAAGTACCTACTAGACTACCCAGAACTAGATAAAATTCCTTTAAATAACTTATTAAAATTATCTAAAGACGAAATAATTGATAAAAATCTAATTACAAAAGTATTAGATCAAGCTAAAGAAGACCCAAACTCAGCTATTATAGTTAAAGAAACAGAAAATGGTGATATTATATTAGATTCAAATTCATTTTCCTCATATAAAATAGGAACAGATGGTAAAATAACATCTATACCATTTGACAATGAAGAAGTACAACAGGCATTTGCGAGTGCTAGAGATAATAAAGGATTTCAACAAAACGCTTTAAATATATTTAAAACAGAAAGAGATATTCCTGTCACAATAGATAAAAAAGCACTAGTAGATGTTGTTAATTCAATACCATACAACCAAAGAGTAGTAACCCCCACTAACTCATCTAACCCTAGATCAGTAGTAGTATTAACCTCTACTGATGAAAATATGTCTCTTTTCACTATGTATGTTAACCCAACTATGGCATCTGAGTATATCAGACCCGCAACTGCATATAGTGCTAGAGGAACAATTACTAGTGGATATGATAGATTTACGGATGAAGTAGCGTCATCTTATTTTACCTATTTAAGACAAGCAAATAAATCATTTGATGATAATGAATTAAAAGGAATTTTAAGTAACTCTAGTAATAATATATCTACTAAGAAAGCATTTGTAAGAAATAACCCACCAGTTAATGCAGATAATGTATTTAAAGCTGTTATAGATGATAATGGTGATGTTTATCTTATTAACACTCAAAATACTAGAGAAAGTTTTATGCTGTCTACTGCTAGAAATAACTTAAGAGGAGCAAGTATATCTACACCAACAGCAAGACAATTATTAGGTCAAGCATTACCTGCTCCTGCAGCGGGCGCTGCACAACCAGCAGCTGGCGGTGATGTAGCAGGACCAAGAAGAGGCAGACCCGCTGGTGTACCTAATGCTCCTCGTCCTCAACAACCAGCAGCACCGGCCGCTGCGGGTAATCAAAATGTAGGAGCCTTTATGCAAGCAGCAGGAATAATGAATGGATTTATGGATTTACCTCGTCCTATTCTTCGTAGATTAAATGTTAATGATGCTAGGGGTGTTTCTGTAGCAAATAATAGAGGGGCGTCTCGTCGTCAAAATATATTGGGGGATGCTGGACGAGTTATAAGCTCGTTAGAAGTAGGGCCTAGCACAATATATCTTATACGCCTACCAAATGGATCTTCAATTGCTTCAGTTGTAATACAACCAGGTAATAACCATTATCTTATTACTTCTCAATCAGCATACCAATTAGAATCCCCATCTCAGCTACTATCTGCATTACAACAACGTAATTTGGCAGAGATCCATCAGTATCTTGTAAATGAATACATGGAGCGCAATCCTAAACACTTAACAGAATTTAAAGAATTATTACGCAAACACATAAACGAAAAAAAGAAATAAAATGAAAGCACAAGATTTTAAAAAACTAATCCGTGAAATTGTAGATAAAGTATTAGCTGAAAACGCTCCTGCTGTAAAAGAACCAGTTGTTAAACCAGCTAAACCAACTACAAAGCCGGGTCCTTTTAGCCCTGATAAAGATAAAAATAATATTCCTAAAAAAATACCTGCTAAAGCTGGGTTGAAAGAAGAGGAAATGCTTAAAAAAATAGTAGCACGCTTTAAATCTAAAAAATAATGGGACGTTTATTAGAAGTAGATTACGAGAAAATATTCTCACCTAAAACAATGACTGCCTTAAAAGGCAAGTCAGGACAATCATTACGTCAAATGCTTGGTGATAAAAACCTAATGCAAGCTCTAGTAAAATCTAAAGCTGTATTAGATGAAATTATTGAAGCTGAAGATGGATATCGTGATGAACTTGAAATGGTGGCTGCTCAAATGGTAACTGATGCTTACCCAATTATTGATTATGCAAACATTAGAATTGATGCTAAAATAGTTGGATTAGGTGACCTAAACATTCAACCAGGAGATGGTGAAGTAAGCATGGATAATACACCAGCTGAAGCTGAAAAAGCAAAACGCCGTATCATTAATGGTATTACACAAGGAGCTTCAATTAGAGGCGCTTTTGGATTTATGTTATTTAGAGAATACCTTGACGATATCAATCCTGCACTAGTAGACAAATATAGTGAAATATTAAAATTAGCATTTGGTATTTACGATGATGAAAACGCCATCGCAATGATGTTAGCTGCATTAGCACAAGGTCAAAAAATGCAAGGTGGTGAGAGTGAAATGGAATATGATGAGGAAAATGATCAATTTGTAATTAAAGCTAAAGCAATTTGTTATCCAATGTTAGTACATGAGATTGTAAAAGGATTGTACGAAATTGTCGGAACTAAAGGATTTGGCCCAGACAGAGAAAAAAATCAAGCTGTTGTTAATGCTGTAGATAAATTATCAAATGAACCACGTGATTTACAATATGGTAAATTTATTTATGATGCCATCAGTAAAATATATAATGAAAGCAATATAGACGATGCACGCGTTCGTGAATTATTCCTTGCTGAAGTATATAAATTGATTGATGATGAATTTTTCCCATTCATTGAAAATGCAATTAATGATGAATTAAAACCACTACAACGTAAATGGGCAATGGATACAATGCGTGATATCAAACGCGATTTAATGAAAGACGACACTGGTTTATCTGATCTAGATGAAACCTTATAATATTTATACACACAAACACGACAAAAAATAAAATAATGAATATTACAGAAGTACGTAACGTTATCCGCCAAGTAATTGCGGAAGCAATGGAAAAAGGCACAATGCCTGAAAAAAGCGGTGGAAAATTAGTACACCTTAAGAAAGAATTAGCTGGTTTAAAGAAAATGAAAGAATCTTTAGGCGAGTATACAATTAACGAAGGCGGTGACGGTTCATTCGTAGCCGAATATGCTCATATGCAAAAGTTTGTTAATGAATTAGACAAAATTAAAGGATTGCATGCTAAATTAGCTGAAATGCTTGATAATCAAATTAGCGAAGTTGAAGGTAGAGTATCATCTGAAACTCAAAAGGTTAAAGAAATGATGGGACTTATCGAAAAAGCTAAAGCTCCTAAGAAAGCTGCTGCTAAAAAAGACGGTAAAAAAACTCCGGCTAAAAAAGACGATAAGAAAGAAGAACCTAAGGAAGAACCTAAAGTTGAAAAACCTGCTGCTAAAAAAGAAGATTTAAATGAATCTGAATTCACATATCGTAAAATAAATGGTGTGTGTTATAAGATTGATGATGAAAATAACAGAACAAAAGTATCTAGTCAATATTGTAATTAATATATAATAATGATTAAATTAATTGATATATTAACTGAAAGGGATTTATCCGCTAAAGAAGAAAAAATAGTCAAAGCATTAAAGAAAACAGGTAAATTCAAAAAGAATGATCCTGCAATGTATGCTATTGCTGCTTCTAAAGCTGAAGGACTAGATCCCGTAGGAAAAGAAGATGATGATATCAATAACGATGGTAAAGTAGATAAGACTGATGATTACTTATCTAAGCGTCGTAAAGCAGTAGCTGCTAATATTAAGGAAAGTCATTTAAGTTGGCCTCCAACTCAAGATCACGAAGCAACAATGGCTAAAGGTGAGTTAAGAGACATGATTACCAATGCGGCTAAAGTGTATCAAACAATCCAACCTAACCAACAATTACCAGGTTGGATATCAGCATATATTACCTTAGCTTCAGATTATATGCATAGTATAGCTGAATATTTAACTGAAGAAGAAATTCAATATAGCCAACAACCTGAGGATGAATAAACAACTCTTATTAGAGAAATATATTAAAGTGGCAGTGCGTAAAGCACTTAAAGAGGAAGAAGCCAAACAACAAAAAGCTACGAAAGCGATGTATTTAATATATCGCTTTCCTGGCTTAAAGAAGATGATGGTGGATTTAATGTCACCTTCATTTGGTCGTTTTATCCAAAATGTTAGTTTAGTAGCTCCAAAACCAACTACATTTAATATTAAATTGATCAATGATCAAGAATTTTATGTTATATATGATGGTAGAAAAAATTGGACCTCAAAAATATCTGGTAAAAGATATAACATGCAGGAATTAAGTGAAATTGAAAGAGCATCTCAAAGTGTAGCTGATTTATTAGAATTAAGTTATGCTTTAGATGAAAAAATAAATGGTGCTGAAATGCCTAAACCGGATGTTGGGGCAGAAGCATTTACAGCAGCCGCAGCTCCTGAAGTATCTCCTGAAGCCCCACCAACTGAAGAACCAGCAGCAGCGCCTGAAGAAGAAACCCCACCAGCAGAAGCATAATATGGAAGTTATAGATAAAATATTAAGTGAGTGGTCATTTCGTTGCCACGATGGGATTGTTGATATGAACGATCCTAAAAAAAAGATTATATTAGAGGAAATATTAAAGGAATTTAATATAGATGAAACGAATATTATTAATGAAGGTGATGAAAAATATGATCAAGTTATAAAAAATGCCTTAGGTAAAGCAAATCTCCTTCTTCCTAATGGTGATATACCTCCTGTAAAAAAAGAATATGTATTGGGAGATAATACAAATGTTAATGGAGATGATGCTAAAATATTTAAAGCATTATATCCTGTAGCTCCCCCTAAAAAAGACCAAGATATAGAATCAGCAGGATCAAAAGGATCAGGCCATGGAGAAATAGCAATATACTGGTTATTTGCATATCAAAATCCCCCCATACCGGCTACTGGTAATCCGGGCCGTGGAAAAGCAGATTTAATTATTAATGGAAAATATGTTGAAGTAAAAGCATATGATTCTAAAAGTATGACATTTGGTAGAATAGGATCTGATAAAGAAAATATTGAATTATTAAATACTTTATTCGGACTAAATTCATTATTATCTTCTATAGATCCTACAGCAAGTAAGGATAAACAGGCTAGTTCATTAAGATTTTCTAAAAAAGACATAACACAAGCTTTTAAAACATTTAATATTATTAACAATAATAAAAAGCTTAAAGAATTATCTGAAGATTATCCTTTAATAGCTCTTATATATAAAAAAGTAGATGATCTTATAACTAAAATTAAAGATAAATTACCTAATACTAATATTGATGATGCTGAAGATGCTGCTGGTGCTTTAATGAAACTTATTCTACTTAAAAAAGTAAGTGAAAAGATGGATTCTGAAAAAGGAGGATACATAGTTAATGTTAGTCCTGATGGGGATTTAAAATATTTAAAAATAGATAAAACCTTAATAGACAAAATCCCAAATAAAGATATACTAGAAAGTGTATATATTAACCAAGGAGCCCTAGTTATAAACCCAGAAGAATTATTTAAATAACTAACATATAGAACAGATTTATAGCCTGTTCGCTCGTAAGAGATAAAATATTGGAGCTGTAGCCCACCCTAAAGGTGGGCTTTCTCTATTTTAGGCAAAATAAATTTATTATATTTACATATTCAATTTAATTTAATTATGAGAGATTATCAAAATGCAATTAGAGGATGGCATAACATGGTTAATAATGCTGCTCCTGCCGAGAGTAGAATTAAAACTGCTGTTATATCAACATCAACAACAACTGAAACTACTACTATTCCCGAAGAACATGTTAACACACTTTTAGAAATTAACCCACACAGTAAAATTGTTATTGTTGGTGCTGGTGTAGCTGGTATTAACGCTGCAACTAAATTAGTAGATAGTGGTTATCCTGGAGAATATATTACCCTTATAGATAAAGGTAATGATCCCCACAACCGCTTACCTGAAGAAGTAATGACAGGTATGCTAGGAGCTGGTGGTTGGTCTGACGGTAAATTAACTTATCACACTGAAATTGGGGGTCAGTTATCTAAATATTGTGGTGATGAGAAAGCAATGGAGTTAATGGATCAAGTTATTAACAATTTTAGACGCTTTCACCCTAAACCAGACGAAATATTTATGTCTGATCCTAAAAAGGAACCTAAATGGATTAAACCATACTTTGGTTTGAGAATGTTTCCTGTTTGGCATATTGGAAGTAATTTCTTACATGAAATTGCTAAAGCATGGTATCAATATTTAATTGATAAAGGTGTTAAATTTGAATGGAATACTGAAATCAATTTTATTGATTTTAAAAGTAATTACATAGTAGGAGTATATGATAATAATCC